ATCGAGACCGACTTAAACCGCCATAACGACGAGGAAGGCGAAAACCTTAAGACGCGCTCATGCTTGTTGAATTACCACATCGGTCCTGCCGATATTGTGGTTGTTCAAAGTCTGGATCTCAACGGCAGGTTTATGGTGGTACGAGGCAGACACATAGGCAGCCGTGACGGAGATTGGAAGACAGAAATGGAGCTGAGGGCACTATGAAAAATGTTGATGCCAAGAGATATCAAGACGCACAAGAACGCACTCTCAAGCGCTCCGTCAATGTGGCTGCGCTAGTGTCTGTCGTGGCTTTTTACCCTGAGCTGATGCGGGTAGACGTACAGCCGTTATCAATGCATAGAGTCAACGGGAAGTACCAAAGCCAACCGCCTATTCTGGCAGTTCCCGTGGTCGGAACCAAAGGGGGCGGGTTTATTGTCCGTCCGTGGGTAAGAGAGGGTGATGTCGGCTTAGTGGTGTATGTAGACCACGATATAGACGGCATCGTGCTTAACGGGCAGGAAAGTGCACCTGATACGGAGCGCAATCATGCCACCAGCGACGCGGTTTATATCGGCGGGATTGTCATTGAGAACGATCCCATAACCGGAATAGAAGAAAATGCTGCCGTCATATCCACTGAGAACGGCGGAGTCTACATGGCTATTACGCAAGACCGCATCAAAATGCGCGGGACACTTGAGATAGACGGCAACGTATACGCGCACGGCTACATCAATGCCGATAGCAGCATCGTGGCTTCGGGCAACCTTACTGTTTCCGGCAATGCCACGTTGTCTGGGATCCTCATGGCTGGAGTTGATGTTAAAGCTGGCGGCATCAGTTTATCCGGTCACGTACACGGAGGGGTTGAGACTGGGGCATATACCACGGCTGCCCCTCAGTAGGAGGTACAAATGAATGACAGCAACATGGCTTTGCTTATCGACCCAGATACGCGTGATTTAGATTTTGACGATGAAGGCTTAATGCAATGCGTTTACGGCGACGATACCACAGCTCAATGCGTGCGTCTTACACTCCAGACTTGGTTGGCTGAGTTTTTCTTGGACATTACGCACGGCACGGAGTATGAACGCATCCTTGGCAAAAAGCCGCCTGAATTGCCGCATGACGAAATCGGAGAGGTTTTGAGAAGCGCCATTTTACAAGAGCACGGAGTGGCTCAGGTGGACAGCGTCAAAGCCGACATTGAAGGGAGAGTTGCCAGCGCTCATTTCGTGGCAAAGCTCAATAGCGGCAGGACAATTAGCACGGAGGTGACGACTAATGGCCACAGAGACAGAATGGGGTTTAACTGATAGAGGGTTTAGGCGTCCGACTTACACTGAGCTGTTGGACGCTTACGAATACAAAGGCAGAGAGCTTTTCGGGGGCAAGGCTAACCTTACTGTGCGCTCCCCGTTGGGGCTTTTCATGCGTATCTTCGCTTGGATGACGCACTTGCTCTTCTCACTTTTGGAAGCTGTTTACAACAGCCGCTTTATCGATACGGCTGTCGGCACCAGCTTATACAGACTGGGAAAAGCTATCGGCATGAGTTTACTCACAGCCAGAAAGGCTACCGGGGAACTCTTAATTACGGGAACTAACGGCACGCTAATCCCAGTCGGATGGTTGGCAGCTACAGGATCCGGCACTCAGTACGTTACCACTGCCAGTTGGGTCATTATGGACGGCAGCGTCACTTTAGCGGCTGAGGCAACCATTATCGGACCTCTTGGGAACACGGACGCCGGCACGGTGACAGTCATTGTGAATCCTGTCGCTGTAAGCGGGGTGACAGCGGTCACTAACCCAAGAGCGTTTGGAGGCGGCAGGGCTAGAGAAACAGACGCTGAATTTCGCGCACGCTATTACCTGTCGGTAGATAAGGCAGGCGGCGTGAATGTTGATGCTATTGCTGCTGCCATAATGCAAAACGTACAAAATACCAAGGCCATAGGGTTTGAAAATGACACAGACACCACCAATTCTGACGGCTTGCCGCCTCATTCTATTGAAATGGTTGTTGACGGTGGCAGCAATGAAGCAGTGGCTGCACAAATCTTTGAAAGCAAAGCTGGCGGGATACAAACCTTCGGCAGTTCGTCGGCTGTAGTTACCGGCGCCAACGGGCAGGATTACACCATCTACTTTAGCCGTCCTGAGGCTGTGCTGATTTACGTATCGGTCACCAACTTACTGACCAATCCGCTTATATTCCCGCCTGATGGCAACGCTCAAATCCAGCAGGTGATTATCGCTTATATCACTGGAGAGGATGTTGGCGGTATACCCATAGGCGGCACTGTCTATTATCCGCGCTTTGCTGAAGAGATTTATAAGGTGCCCGGGGTGATTGATTTTAAGTGGGCAATCAGCTCTGACGGCATAAATTACAGTACTGCCAGCATACCTATTTCTAACCGGCAGATTGCGGCTACTAATACTGACAGCGTGAGTGTGACGTGATAGCCCCGCTTGATTATCTGCGTACCATGCTGGATATGCTCACCAGTGGGTATAGCAGGAAAGACGTTCAAAATGCCAAAAACAGCCTTCCGATGGTCACCAATATCGGGAGGTTGTTCGCTTTATACGCCTGGGGCTTGCAGATGGTGCATGACCACACATACAAGGTATGGCTGTGGGATGACATCGATTATGCCGAAGGGATAGCGCTTGATCGCTTGGCTATCAATTTCGGTGTTAGACGCAACGGAGAAAGCGATGAGTTCTTCAGACTGGAAATCAAAGTCAAAATGATCTCTCAGATTTCCGGCGGAGACGTCAACACTCTGATCAATGCGGCCGCAGCACTGTTTGAGATAGCGCCAAGCGATGTGACTTTGGAAGAAAGATACCCGGCTAAAGTGCGCATCTCTTTAGACCGCTGGCTGATTGATGACGCCAAGGCGGAGATGATTGACGCCATTACAACCCTGATGAAGCGCATATGTGCGGCAGGAGTTGGGATGGAAATCGGGCTTATTTCACACCGTGATTACAAGAATGAAATTTACGTATCGACCGTATGCGTTATACACGCAAAAGTGAGCGTGGGACTTGCAAATTAAAGGGGGGAGATTATGCCGATATCTGATGGCAGCTATAAGACTACTCTTGGGCTAACTTTGATTGCGAAATTACTCGATCAGCAAGGGCCGCTGGTATATGACAGCGTAACGCTTGGGGGCGGCACTGTTCCGGACGGCACCAATCCGGAAGATATGACTGACCTAGCCAATTACGTGATGGACGGCATCGTAGTCGGAAGCTCGCGAGATGGACAGACAGTCACAGTATCCGTTCAGGTGGACGTGAGCGCTATAGCCTCGGAGTTCGTGCTCACGGAGCTTGCGCTATGGTCACAGGATCCTGATGACGGCAGGATACTCGATACCTACATAGCCATGGAGAATTCGCCCATGACTCTCAAACCTACGGGGGGCTCGGTTGTTACGTTGCCTGAGTTTGATTTGATTAGCTATGTCGGGGCTGTGCCGAATGTGAATGTAGTGGTTGATCCTTACGGCTATGCCAGGATAGAAGATGTGCAAGCTGTTAGGGATGATCTGGATGAGCATATAAACGACACCGTACCTCATGTATCGAATGCTGACCGCAATTTATTGAACACGGTTTCATCTCACGTTACAGACAATACCGTCCACGTCACAAGTACGGATCGCACTAAGTGGGATAACGCTGTCACAGACATTGCAGCGCATAAAAACGATATCCAAAACCCGCATGAGGTTAATTACCTTCAGGTAGGAGCCGATCCGGCAGGCTCGGCGACTCAGGTACAGACCATCCTTGAGAACAAGCTGGGAGGATTAAGTGGTGGCCGAAATCTGGTGGCATACATCACCTCAAGCACTACGTGGGACGCATCATCTGTGGGGTTGAAAGTCGGTGATGAGATTGATTTTTATGTAGTTGCAGGAGGAGGTGGCGGTAGCGGCGGAAGAGGAGGAGCAAACAACAGCTCGAATTCGGTTACTCCTAACGGATATCCCGGTGCTGGTGGCTACGCCAAGTTAATACGAGGTCATAAATTAACGCAGCTTTTGAATAATATCCTCATAGGCGCAGGAGGGAATAATGGCATAGGCACCAACAAAACCAATGCCACTTCGAATACACCCTCTGCTCCACCTTCTAGCGGCAGCAACGGCGGCTATACCCTCGCATTTGGGGAGAGAGTCGAAGGCGGTGATGGCGGTAAGTTTGCCACTGCAAACGACACTGCAACCGGTGGTTGCAGTCCCGGGCAATATGACGGACACAAACGCGGTATTGGCGGCGGCACAATAAATTTTCAGCCGCGAAATCCTTACAACAACAATTTTTACGGCACTGGCGGAGGAATTACCAGCACTACAGCGGCCAATAATGTCAGCGGCGGGCCTAACCCGTCGGGCTCAATAGGAACCGGTGGAGATGGAGCTACGTACTACACATCTGGCACAACTCAGGCACCAGCAGGTAAAGACGGCGGTATCGGAGGTGGTGGTGGAGGAGCAGGGGCACCAGGGTTTTGTAGTTCGACAGCGGCGCAGCAAACTAATGGCACAAACGGCGGCAAAGGTGGTGGCGGGCTAGTCTACATCTATGCCAATGTACCGGCCTTAGTGCTTTACACTGTAATCTATAATGGCAACGGCAACTCATCAGGCGCTCCGCCTTTCGATTTTAACGCTTATCCGGCCGGCACTTCGGTAACGGTGCTCGGACAAGGCTCACTCTCCAAAACTTTGTACACATTCTTGGGGTGGAATACCAATCAAGCTGCCTCGTCGGCCCTATACACAGCCGGGCAGACGTTTACTATCACAGGCAACACCACTTTATACGCCATATGGCAGGCTAACCCATTCTACGGCATAACCTATGACGCCAACGGCGGCTCGGGGTATATGTCGCCCAGCTCGGTGCAGTCTGGGGCTACGTACAAGCTACCAGCGAATCAGTTCGAGGCTCCAAACTGGACGCT